TTTTCTCTTATCAATTCATCTTTTAAGTCATCTAAAATCTTATATGCTCTATTTAATTGTGCTTGATTTTGTTTTCTTTTTGTTATGTCTAATAAGTTTATATTCTCTAATTCTGCCATTGTACTTGCTACTATGTTGTATATATGATTTATTGTCATTTGTATCACTCCGCTTCTTTATAGATAATATCTATAATTTTATCTTTACTTAGGTTTCCTTTGGTATTTTTTATCTTGTTACATATATTATCTTTTAATATATCTATTTTTGTTTTTACATTCTCATTTATTTCATTTTTTAAATTTTTTTCTCTTTTGTCGTATTCGATTTGTTTGATTTTATATGTATTGAGTTGTGAATTTATATTATTTATTTCTTGTTCCTTTTCTTTTATTTTGTTTTTTAGTCTATTAATTTCATTTTTATTATCTTTATCTCTTTGTTGAAATTCTGATAATGTTACTAGAGCTCCTTCATATAACTGTTTATTTTTCTTTTCTTCTTCTAACTGATTCTCTAGCTCTATATTTTCCTTTTTTACTTGTCTTATTTCTTCATAGCCATTTACTAAGTATTGCTTCAAATCAGGAACTTTTATTTCTTTTACATTCTCTTTTTTAGGTATAAGCATAACAATTTTTTCTTTTATATTCATATCTTCACTTCCTTCTTAAATACTCATATATTACTCTTTCTACATAAGCTAATGCTTCATAACTGCTTATGTATCTTCCATCATGTCTGTGTCTTACTGTACTTCTTATTATCTTTATTTCTTGATTATATTGTCTTTTATACATTGTTGCTAATTGATTCTTGCTTAATCCTTGCTTCCACTTTTGAATTATCTCTTTATCTTGCATACTACACCTCTTTAAATGTAGTATGCTCTTTTATTTATTTAATAATTCTTTTGCTTTATTTTCAAAATATTGTTTTATACAGTTATCACAAGTTTTTCCATTGTCTCCTGCATAATATTTGCATTTAGTTGTTATATCTAAATACTCGCATAAGTCACTATCACTTGTTGCTATATGATTTGCCATTAAATCTATTATTTTGTCTTTATTTTGTAATTGCTTGTTTAATCTTGAAAATTCTTCCTTATATAGACTATATTTTTCTAATTTTTTAACTTCTTTTACTCTGTTTCTTAATTTTCTTAATAATTCATCATTATGTTTCTTTAATTTATCTATTTGTTTGTCTTTTTCTTCTAGCATAGTCAAAACTTTTTCTATTGCTATGCTATCTGTATCTAAATCTGCTGTTAATTGCATTGCAAATATGTCCCCATTTTTTCTTGCTTCTTTAATGACGCCATTGTTTATTTGTATCATCTTTTTTAGTCTTTCTATTGCTTGTTCTTTTGTCATATGTTAGTCCTCCTTTTGTTTATTTTCTAATGTTTCTGCTAATTTATATGCTCTATCCATAGATTTTTCTAAATATTCATCTGTACTTTGTTCGATAGAAATCCAATCCCATATAAATCCATAAATAAACACACCTAAAATTATTAAAAATATTTTCATTTTATTTTCTCCCTTCTAGTAGTTCTTCATATGCTCTTATTTTCACATCTAATCTAATTTCAGTTTCTATATCATCACATTTTGCTTTTCTTTGTTTGTATTCTGCAATTTTTAATCTTATTATTGCATTTGGTGTGTAGTCTTCTTGTAATTCTCTAATAATTTTCTTTGCTTGTTCTTTATTTATAATTAATTCCTTTGCAGTACATATATTTTCATCTGAAAAATTTAATATTTTATTTATGTATTTTTCTTCCATTTTTTATTTTCTCCCTTCTAGTAGTTCTTGTAATTTCTCTAATTTTATATATTTTTGTGCATCAATACACGTTGCTTCGTCTGGAAATTCTGCATCTCCTTCAAATATTATTCTATATTCTCCATTGTTTAATATTTCTTCTATCTTGTCTTTTACTTTTTGAACTGGAATATTATCTAATAAATCATTTATTCTGTTATTCAATTCGTAATTATCAGCTTTTAATTCTTCATTTTCTTTTAATAAAACTTCGTTTATTTCCAATACTCTTTTATAATCTGATAAAATATGCTCTATAGCTTCAATATGTTCTCCACCAAAACAGTTATTCATATCCATATTTTCAATATTTGCATTTTCAATCATTTCTTCTAATATTTCTATATCTTCTTCTATACTATTTTCTTTCACTTAATTCCACCCCTCTCTTACCCTTTTGTCGTAAAACTCTTCTAACTCTTGGCATTTTTCCTTTATTTCTTCTGATATTCTGCTTATGTTCTCTTTTATATTTTGTATAGTTTCTTCGTCGTCTTTATAAATTTTAAGGTTATCTTTATTTATTAAATACATGTTTTGTAAATAACAAATATAACTTGCTGTTTCTGTTATATATTGCAATTCTTTATATGGTTCTACTGTATTAGCTCCAAATGCCAATTTAGGCACATTCAAACATTTTTGTAATAGTTCTATAAGGTCATTTTCTTTCACTTAAAACACCTCGATTTCTTCTGGTTTTTCTATGCTAACAGTTTCACAAACTTTTAAATTAAAGAATGTAAACTCTTCTGTTTTATAATCTATCTTTAAATCTACTTCACACATTGTTTGCTTTAAGCAATCAAATATCCATAAAGGTAATTTGATGTATTTAGGGTAATTATGATATTTTGAAATATAATCATGTATTCTATTATTAACAATACATTCTAGTTCTAAATATTCGATACTATCTTTAGTTGTTCTTTTGTTTATTTTTTCTTTCACTATGTATCACTCCTCTCCAGCTCTGTTAAAATTCTATCAATAGCATAGCAATAAGGATAATTTCTATTGCCCATGCCTTTTAAAATATTTGACCAGTCTTTTAATATTTTTTTGTTATATTCTAAATCATCATTGTATTGTTTATGTTCTATATAATACTTATACCAATATTCGCTTTTTTCTGTTGAAGTCATAGTTTTATCTAATATTTCAGTTATAGCTTCTTTTAATTTTCTATTTTCATTATCTAGTTCGTGATTTGTTGTCATAACCCAACAATTTTGTAAAGTATTTTTTGTTTCTTTAGATATTTCCTCTTTACTCATATCTTATTTACTCCTTCACCACCAAATTTGCTTTGATTAAATCATAAGTTATATTATATGTTAAATTACATATATCTAATATTTCATATCTTTTGTTTCTAATGTCTATACATGCAAAGTCATGTTCTTCTTTTCTTAAAACTAATAAATGTGTATATTCATATTTTTTAAATCCATATTTTTCAAGTTCTTTTAAATTTACATCATCTCTTATTTTTAGCATATCTATTCTCCTCCTAGTAACTCTGAATTATCGTATATATTACCAATTACTTCTGATATTCTTGTATTAATTAGTTTTGGTGCTACTCTTGTTGAACTTCCCCAGTGCATTCCAGCATAAAAACAACCCTTATCAAATATTACCTTTTCAATATGTTGTCCTCTGCTATCTCTGTATTTAACAATATCTCCCTCATATATTTCTTTTCCGTTTTTATCGTGTAGTCCTGTGAATTGCCCTACTGTATCTAATAATATTAGTTCTTTTTCTGCATATCTTATATTTTCACAAATCAAATACAATCCCTTTTCTCTATATAAATAACCATGTATCCATTTTTTTGTATTTATTTGCTGACCTCTAAACTTTATCTCTCTATTCATCTTCTCCTCCTACTTTTAAATTATCATTTGCTATTTCTCTTTCTATAAATTTTTCTATTTCCTCTCTATTACATCTACAAAGACTCAAACAATAATTACTCCTTATTTTTTTATCTTTAGATTCACTTGAACAACTATATTTATGCCTTCTATAAACAGCTTTTCCATTACTTATTGTTAATTCCATATAAGGATGTTCTATATAATAATCATTAATTATAGATGACTTATAATATTCTTTTTTAGGTTTGCAATTTTGCATTTTTTCACATACTATATGCAGTGCTTCACAATATTTTTTTATTTCTTCTTTGCTGTATAATTCATTGTGTATTTTAATAGCTTCTTTTAAGTTCATTATTCTTCTCCTCCTACTTTATAGCAATTAGCCATGTAACTTTCTTTTGTTATTATTGTTTTTATGTCTTCTGCTAAAATAAAATTTGTATATCTACTATCAACTCTTATTTCTATTGGTTCCCATAAATCTCTTGGCTTATATATGTCTAATACTTCTATTCCATTTACATAGTCTCCAACTTCTATTAAATCTATTAGTTGTTTGCTGTGTTTTACTATGCTCTCTATTAAATAAAGTCCCTTTTCACATTCTACATATATGCTCATATAAAAATTAGAATTTATAAGTTTATCAATTTTTCCATCTTTTGTTCTTACATATTCGTTTACTTCTATCATCTCTTACCTCCTTACATAAGTGCTTCAAATGTAACTTGTCCATCTTCCATTATTCCATTTAAAATATCTTCACTTATCATTTTTTCTTTTGCTTGATTATAAAAATCTTTTTTTATTTCAAAGCCATAAGCGTTTCTTTTCAATTCTGCACAAGCTCTTAAAGTCGAAGCACTTCCGTGCGACTGGGTCTATTACAACATCCCCTTCATCTGTAAATATTTCTATTAATCTCTTTAATAAACTTATTGGTTTTTGTGTAGGATGTATTTTAGGGTATAGTTTAGAACTGTCTCTTTTCCACTCAAACCAGTTGAATATCATTTTTCCTTTTTGTTCTTCTGTTCTACCATTATTAAATTTTGGTAGTTTATCTCTATAAAGTACCACTGCGTATTCTGTTGCTCCTACTATTTTCATATTAGCTTTTAATACTGATGCAGAATAATTTTTTACAAATACTAGTGGATAACTTTTCATTAATCCATGTTTTTTTGCTTCATCTATTACCATTTGCATTTGTTCAAAAGCACAGAATACTATCATTGCTGGTGCTTGTCCTTTTTCTTTTGGTTCTTTCTTTAAATATCTAGTACAGAAATCAAAGAAATTATTTATTTTAAAGTCATTATCTGTATCAAAAAAACTTTTTCCAGCTAGTTTGCTTTCTCCGTTTTTGTTATCTCCATCTTTATACCACATAGGGTTGCTTGCATAAGCATTGTTTCCAAGGTTATATGGTATATCTGCAATAATTAATTGTGCATGAGGTATTCCATATCTTTTAGCATTTTCAAAATGATCATTATATAATTCTATCTTACATTTTTTATTCATCTCTTATGTTCCTTTCATTTAATTTCTTCTATTTCTAAAATAACTTTACTTGATTTTCCATATTCAAAATCATCTCTAAAACCTTTTACAAAGTTTCTATTATCATCTTTTAACTTTCCTGCTTTTACCATACTGTCTAATATGAACTTTTTGGCAAAGCATACATTGTCTAAATCACGTCTTTTGTTTTCTTCAACCCATATAAAATGGATTTTTATTGGATTTTCATATGTAGGCAATAAGTTTATATACCAGCCTATGTCTTTTTCAACATTCTTTTTCATATTAGCTCCAGCATATCTATTTTTTCTGCATTCGTTTATGTATTGATTCAATGATGGCAGCCTAAATGGTATTTCTATTTTGTTCACTTTTCTTTAGCTCCTTTTCTATGTAATTTTCACATCTCCAAACTCCGTTTAAAGTTTTCTGATTCAAGCCTATTACAACCTCTACATTTTACACATTTGCCGTTCTAACGGTGGATAATTATATTTCATAGGCTAGTCCTCTGGCATTTCATAATAAGTGTTACTTGGAATTATTCCTGCCCCACTAAAGAAATTGTTTAATTCTTGCGATTTTCTCGTTTCAATAGTTGATTTTACTATTTCTTGTAATATTTCTTTTGCTCTTTCTTCTGTTTTATACGACCCTATAAGAATATCATCTTCTATACATTCTGCATAAATTACCGCACTAATATAGTCTGCATCTATAAATAGTCTTTGAATATTATCTAAATTTATTATTTCTTCTTTATCTTGACTTACTATTATCATAACTACCTCCTAAATTTTTGGTATATGGTTCATATTTTCTGCTACCATATCCGCTAAATAATATCTTTTAAAACTTACATCTTCTCCAAATCTATTTTTCTTTTGTACCCATTCCGTTGTAAATTCATAGCCTTCTTTTTTTAGTTGGTCTATTCTTGCTCCTAATTGCATTACTCCTAAATCTTGATATGCTTCCCAACTTGTTATACTTCCAAATTGTCTGATATAATTTATAATTCTGTCTTTTTGTGTTATCTTCATTTGTTTATCACTTCCTTTAATCTATAAATTCTCCCCACTCCAAGTTTTTATATAAATATCTGTATGGGTCTTCTGAATAATATCTATATGTATTCTCACTTATTTTTGCTTTTATATCTGCTATTTTCGGTGTAAACTTATTAGTTTTGATTATCTGGTCTACTGCTTTTCCAAATTCTTTTGCAGATATATTTTGAAATTCCTGAAACCACATAATTGTTTCATCTTTGTTAAATTCTTTGTTGTATGCTGTTTCTATTTTTTTTATCTCTTTTGAAAACTCACTTATATTCATTTAGCCATTCCTCCAGTTCTTTTTCTCTTTCTTTAATTCCTTTTTCTGACTTTTTTTTGAAATCTCTATCTTCTTGTTCTGCCTCTAATACTGTTTTTATTCCTGACTTTACCCAATTATTTAATATTGCTTTTATGTATTGAATTGTCCTTTTATTAGCTTCTACTGATTTTTTCATTGCTAAAATTATTAAATCTTTTGGCATATCTTTAGCATAACTTGATAATATTTCAATTCCATAAGGTGTTATTAGTCCTATGTTATTATTATAAAAATCAATAATATCTTGTAAATCGTTAATACAACTGTCATTTACTTTATTATTTTTATTTATATTTTCATTTACATTTGCATTTTCATTTTCCATATGTTTTTCATATGAATTACATATGTTTTTCATATCTTCTTCATATGTTTCTTTTAACTCTTTTTTCTTTCTGTTATTTCTTCTACTTTCTGAATAAGCTTTTCTTTTATTAGATTCTTCTTCTAATCTTTCATTAAAATATTTACCTTCTTCATCTTTTTTGAATTTACTAAATATATCTTCATTAAATTCTTTGCAAATATTTAACATTTCTTTTTCTTTTAAATGTCCTTTTTGATGTTGTAAGCATAATAATCTTATATATTTTCCAACATCTTCATCAGACATTAGCATTGTTCCAGAAAGAAAATCACTACTATAAAATAAGAATGCAGGGTCTTTCATTTTCTTTCTCCTTTCGTACAATATAAGGGATAAAACTTTATTTTGTCCTATCCCTGTTGTCTAATCTAATATTTTTTATAAATTAACTTTTCTTTGTTCCAATTTACTCCATAAATGCCTTTTAAATAGTTCTCTAAATAGTCCTCATATAATTCTGTATTTTGTCCAAAATCTTCTTGATAATGACATTCTGGGCATAATGTAACTATATTCTCTTCTATGCCTAAACCACCGTTGACTTCTTTTTATAAAATGTGCATTTGCACAAGTTTTTGAAACATATCTTCCACAACAAATACATCTATGATTATCTCTGTTCCATACTATTTCTTTTACTTTCTGTGATATTTCACAAGCTTTACTTCTTTTGCTTATTTTTACTCCAGCTTTCTAATAAACTATTTATTTCTGCATCTGATTTTGTTTCTATTCCATAAGCTTTACAATCTTGAACTACTCCATCTATTAATCTTGACATTTGTTTCGAATTAAAAGAACTTGAACCGTAATATGCATTTATTATTTTAAATTCTGTACTTCCTATATATGTTGTATCTGCTATTTCGCAAAACCAAGCTATTCCTTGTGCTACCCACATTTTTTCAAATGTCTTGATATTCTCTGTTTCTATTTTAAATCTTCTAAATATTCCAAGTTCCTTTACTCTTTTTTTATATTCTTCTATTGTGTCTATTTCTTCTTCCTCACATAGTTCTTGCAAAAGTTTCCAAAAATAATTATTGGCATTAGTTGTTCTTTTCTTGATGTATTTCTTTGCTTCTATTTTAAGTTTTAAGCCTTTTAACTGTTCTATATCTGATAACTTGTCCTTTCCATCAATTAGAAAGCTTATTTTAGGTTTTCCAGTCTTATAATCTATGTTTATTTCTTCTAATGTTCCTGTAGTTTGCATTTAACCACCTACTTTTGTTCTTCTATATTCTCTTGATTTTCTTCTTGTATCATTTGTGAGCTTTGTTTATTTACATCATCTAATATCATCATTAATGCTTTTTTAATAACTGGGTCTGTTTTTTCATTATTATATAGCCAGTCACAATAGTTTCCATCTTTATGAGCTAACTCTATTAATGATGTTCCTTTATATTTTCCAAAACTTAATTTAAGATTTTTAGCTTGTTCTATAGTTAATGTTGCATCTTGTTCTTGTTGTATAAAATCTCCCATATCTTCAACATCTTGTGTAAATACTTCACTTAAACTAGCAACTTGTAAAACTGCATCTATAAATGCTCTTTTTTTAGCCATTTTTAATATTGTATTTACTAAACTACATATATCTGGATTGTTTATTTTATATTTTGTTCTTCCGTATTTATCTGTAATTTGTTCGCTTTGTCCTATATAATTCTCTGGTATTTCATCAACATTTATAAATCTATATTTTTTCTCTTTACTATTACAGCTTCCAACACCTTGTGCAACTGGTTGTCCATTTCTAAATAACGTACATCTGATATTGTATGAGAAAAACTCTTTGTCATAGTCCTCTGTTGTTTGTAAAAATTCATATTCTGGATTTAATCCAAATAACATACAAATTTTTTCCCCTCCTGGTTTTAATAGTGTTGGTTTACTTGTTCCTGGTACTTCTCCAAAATCATGACCTTTTTTTAAAGTCTTTTGAACAACATTTTGCATTTGTTGTATTTTTGCCATTGTATTGGCTATATTATCTATTTCTACTGTATCTATAATACTTAAAGCATTTATTTCATTACTCATTTTTAATTCCTCCTACTTTATTCTTAAACTTGTATTTTGTGTATTTATATTAACTCCTGCTGGTATTTCTCCTGTTGCCTTAAAATGTTCTTTTATGGCTGTTTTGTCTATTTTTACACTTACTATTTCTTGTTTAAATTCTTTTGGTATTTCATCTTCATTTATGATTTCTACACTAGGTGGATTTTTAGCTATACTTAATGTTCCTAGCGGTGTTTCTAGTTTTGCAAAACCACCTTGTTCCATACACTCTTTTACATACTCTTTAAATTTTATAAGTCTATTTTCTAGTGTCTTTCTTTGCTCTGAAATTCGTTTTTCTTCATTTTTCATAGCTTCAATAGTTAATTCTATATTTCTTGTATACCCAATTAAATTTTGGCTTTTTTGTTGCAATAATTCTATTAGTTCTTTTTCTACTTTCTTTTTATCTTCCTCTGTCATTTCTTCCTGTGCTATTAACATTGGAAATGCATTTGTTATTTGATATAAACTTAAATCTTGCATTTTTATTCTCCCTTCAATTTTTTAATTTTTTCCTTTAATTCGTTTGCATATCTATAATCTTCACTGTCCCATTTATCTTGCATTTCTAAAATAAAATATGCATTTTCTAATTATTCTAATGTTTCCATTTTATTCTCCTCTTGATTTCTACTGCCAAAAATGCTATAATAACAATAGAAATTCATATATTTAAGTGATTTTTTAGAACTAATTTTGGTTTTCGGCATCTGAAATTAGTTCTTTTATTTTGCATAAAATAGCTTTTTTATTGTTATATGAATTTGAAGTTGCTATTCTTTTTATTCTGTCTATTAATTCTTTCTGTTCATCATTTTCAAATCTTAAATCTTTATTTTCTTCGTGTACTGCTAAATTTTCGTTTGTTAATTCTTCATTTTTCTTTTGTAAATCTGCAATTAATATGTTTCTATCTTCTACTTTTCTTTCTGCATCTTTTAGATTTTTTCTACTTGCATTTACTAAGCTTTGTAATTCTTTTGTTTTTCTAAACATCTCTTTCAACTCCTTTCTTGTATAATTTTGTAAATTATTGTATAATCTCTCCAAATGGAGGTGATTACTTTGAAATTAGACCACGAATGTATTAGAGATTTATTATTATATTTAGAGAATAATTTAACTTATAATGGGCAATTAAATATTAATAATTTAAAAATAAAGTCTTATAGTAAAGAAACTCTAATGTATACTGCTGATAAACTTATTGAAGCCGAATATCTAAATGCTAAAATATGTTGGAATTATTCTGAACGCCGTATAATAATGGTTGAATCAATTACCTTCAAAGGGCATCAGTTTTTAGATAATATTCGTGATGACTCTGTTTGGAATGATACTAAAAATGTTTTATCAAAATTCAAATCAACTTCAATTAACTTTATTGCAGATGTTTCTTCACAAATTATCGCTAATCTAATTTCTAAACAATTAGGATTTAATTAATTTTTCTAAATAACTTAATGTAGCCTCACATTCTGCATTGGTTATTTTTTTAATTTCACTAATATTTAACTTTACTATTTCTTCACTTATTGGGCAAGGTATCATTGACAAATGTAAAATTCTTTGTATTAAATTTGGTAATTCTACCATTATCAACTTTTGTCTCTCTAATTCTTGCTTTTGTTGAAAATTGTTTTTTTCCATCTTTCCCTCCTAATATGTTGTCCCACTTAAAAACATTAAATAACTAAATACTAATGTTGCTATATATAAACTGCTATATACTACTGCTTGTCCTATTCTCATATATACTTTATTTTTATCTAATTTAAAGTTCTTCCATGTTCTTTTCATTTGTTTTCACCTACTTTC